CCGGGGATGATGCCGCCGTTGTTCTGGGATATGAGAAAAGCCATTTTCATTACACTCCTTTCGAGATGTTTTTGAGATATCTTGCGTAGTCCGCCCTGATCTCGGCCTCCGTGGCCTTTGGGTTTATCGCACGGTAATATTCCAGCACCTCAGCAGATATAGCAGGAACGTCGCCGCCCTTCCCCCGGGATTTTGTGGCCTCGAGATGGGCCTTGCTCTGCGCCGCATTTATGGCGGCCTGTTTCGTCGCCGCAGCCGCCCGCTCCGAGAGCCGCTCCATGTTGGCCAGCCTGTAGGCCTCCACGAGGCTGAGGCGGTTCTGCTTCACGAATCGGTAGAACTCCGCGTAGTTCGGCATCTTCGCGAGGTCCTCGACCGTGTTGATCGCAGGGTCGAGCTCGTGTATCTGCCTCATCTGCTCGCTCATCGTCGCAGCTGCGGCCTGCCGCTTAGCCTCCTGGGCCTCATCCAGCTGAGCCTTTATCTCAGGCTGCTCTGCGGCCAGCTTTGCGAATTCCTCCTCGCTGATGCCCGCCTTTTTGAGTATCTTCGTTCGGCGGTCCTCCTCTACCTTCGCGCGGTAGGTGTCGTAGTCCGCCTTATTCCTGATGGGCTCCTTGGTGTAGGGGTTCGTGAGGTTCAGCGCCGCAATGCTCTCGTCAAGCTGCTTTGCCGCTCGCGCCCGTATCTCGCGCGCTATCTGCTCGCGCGTCCGGGGGTCTATCCCCGCGCCGGCGTTTCCCGCGCCGTTTTCCTCAGGCGTCTGTCCGTCCGGCCCTTCGTTGCCAGGCTCTTCGCCGCCGGGCGGCGCCGTCTCCGGGCCGTCTCCCGCCGTCGGCTGCTGTTCGCCCTGGGTGTTGGCCGCGCTGACGGCGTCTTCGGGCTCGCGTTCGCCCTGAGGCCCTTCCGGCCCGGGGTCTCCGGTCGGCTCCCCGCTTGTGTCTACGCCGAATATTTTGTCGTAGTCCATTTTTACCTATCCTTTCACTTTCTGCCGTTGCCGGTGCGGAGATCGTTGCCGCGCTTTACTATCTCCTTGCCGCGCTTGCCGTTGGGGTCAATGGGCGCCTCGACGCGCTGAGCGCCGTCGTTGCTGATCCGGCCGATGTAGCCGTGGCCGTTGCGACTGCCGTAGTCGCGGCCCCTGTTCCTGCTGTTATCGGGCATAGCCATTTGTGGCACCTCCTTTCGATGTGTTGTGGCGGATGATAACGCTCTCTCCTGCGCATAGGTATCACATAGCGCCACCGCCCGTCTGTGCGTTGCCGAGCGCAGCCGCCTCCACCTGGCCGGCGAGTTCCGCCGCCTGCTGGGCGGCCGCCTGGCGCGCCTGCATCTGTATCTGAACGGCCTGCAGCTGTTCCTGACGGCGCTGCTCCTGCTCAAGATAGCCGAGCGTTTCGCCGGCCCCCGGATAGTGCAGGAGATTCATCTTCCGCCAGAAGAGTATCAGTGTGCTCAGGCTTTGCGGGTTGCCGAAGGCCCCGGTCTGCAGGTTCATCCGCGTCTCCTGCCACATCGCCTCCCGGTTTGAGGCCAGCGGCGCGGAGGTATCGCAGGTGAAGAGGAAGGCATCGTTCCAGTACCACTCCCCGCTCGCGTCCTGCTGGAGGAAATCGAAGCGGTCGAAGGTCTTGTACTCGGCATTGCCCCGCTCGTCCATCGTTCGCACAGCGCGGGGCTCGTCCGCATAGGCCAACTTGAACTTGAACATGAGCTCGAACAGCGCAGCATACGCCGCGTCGCGCATCACCCGTTTGGACTCGAGCCGCCCCGCAGTCTGCGCCGCGGCGAACTCCTTGGCCGTGCCGCTCGTCGCCGTCGTGTCCCGCCGCCCCTGGAACGAATCGGTTATGCCGATGATCTGCCGGGCCTCCTCGTATATGTGGTCGAGGTATTCGCGGTCCTGGCTCACATCGCCCTCGAGGTTATATACGCCTATCATGTTCGCGTCCGCGGGGTTTGCCGGGCGGTAGACGCGCATATCATTCTCGTCTATGCCCACACATGCATCCGCGGGCAGCGTGACAAAGGAGCCGCTCGAGATGAGCTTGTCGATGATCTTTTTTTCGAGCCTGTTGGTGGTGTTCTGCTGGTCCGTTATCTTGTCGATATCGCTGTCGCCGAGGAACTGCCCGTACACGCTCACGTTTTTCTGGAGCACAACAGGATAGCGGAGGGGCTTGTAATACGGCACACGGAACGGCACGAGCCTCACGGCCGGCACAGGAAGGCCCGTGATCTCGTCGACCTCGCCGGTGAGGTACACCTCCTCGCTCGCGCCCGGTATCCTGTGCCCGAGGCTCGTCGTGACGGGCGCCCAGATCTCCTCGAACTCCTCCTCGCTGTACACCCAATCCGTCGAGCC